GGATACGCAGAGGTTGTTGAGAGAATAGAAGATGTAATGTTTACACAAAAGTTCGAAGGAGCTACAGCAGACCTATTTAATGCATCCATCATAGCAAGAGAGCTAGGACTAAAAGAACATTCAGAAGTTACCGGAGCTAATGATGGACCTCTAATGACCAAGACAGAACATACAGGAGTAGCTAATATTGATATAGCATCAGTAACAGACACAGAACTAGATATTATTATGAAAATAATTAAAGCAAGTAAAGCCAAGACAGAAAAGGAGAAACCAGTTGAAGGTAAGTAATGCAAGCAGGGCGGGGTTTATCCGTACTAAGCAAGCTATACTAAGACGTACCCCGGTATTAACCACTGCACAACGTATATCTAATGCAATACTCCCAAAAGCTAATGAGTTCATAGCAGAGAAATGCAGAAGAGACTTTGCATATTTTATAAAAGAGTTTTGGCCAGAAGTATCTGCAGATGAACTATCATGGAATTGGCATATAGATTACCTAGCACAAGAGCTAATGAAAATAGCAAGAACAGTAGGAGCAGGAAAGCCTAGAGAGAATGACCTAATAGTAAATATCCCTCCCGGTACTACTAAGAGTATAACTATAAGTATTATGTTTCCGGTATGGTGTTGGATTAACTGGCCATGGATGAGGTTCATTGCAACTAGTTATTCGATGCAACTTGCCCTTGAACATGCAGAGGCTAGCAGGGATATGGTAAGGAGTCAAAGGTTCCGGGAACTCTTTCCCACCATAGATATAAAGAGGGATAAGGACACCAAAAGTAACTTTAGATTAACATATATGCAAGATGGGGAAATGATAAGGGGTGGCAATAGGTTATCAACTTCCGTAGGCGGAACATTGACAGGGTTCCATGCGCATATACTAATAGTGGATGACCCGTTGGACCCTAACAGGTCAGTAAGTCCAGTTGAAGTAAAGAGTACAAACAGGTGGATGGAACAAACATTATCAACCAGAAAGGTAAACAAAGCCATAACACCTACAATCTTGGTAATGCAACGGTTACATCAGAATGACCCCACAGGGCATATACTAGATAAGAAAAGAGACAATGTACGGTTGATAAGTATCCCGGGAGAGATTAGAGAGTTCAAGAAGTACCTCAATCCACCGGAGCTTGCAAAGTATTACATAAATGATTTGTTAGACCCTAAGAGAATGAATTGGAAAGTTATGGAAGACATGAAAGCCACATTAGGGCAATATGGATATGCAGGACAAGTTGGACAACATCCAGTACCTCCCGGAGGCGGAATGTTCAAGGCAGATAGATTTGCAGCGGTACTACCCGGAACTGTAGACCCAAGTAAGTTTGATGGTGTGATACGATACTGGGATAAAGCAGGTACCACTGATTCAGGAGCTTATACAGTTGGATTAAAGATGGCTAGACTTAAAGTTGTGCGTGGTGTTACTAAGTATATTATATTAGATGTTAAGAGAGGCCAATGGAGTAGTGAAAAGCGGGAAGCTATTATTAAGAGTACGGCAGAGGCAGACGGAGTTGATACTATCATATGGCATGAGCAAGAACCGGGAAGCGGTGGAAAAGAGAGTGCTGAAAGCACCATATCCAACCTCACCGGGTTTAGTGCTTATGCAGATAGACCTACTGGTGATAAAGTGTTTAGAGCTGACCCTTACAGTGTGCAAGTGAATAATGGTAATGTAATGATGGTACAAGCAGACTGGAATAATAAATATGTAGATGAGTGTAGATACTTTCCATTTGGAACTTATAAAGACCAAGTGGATGCATCTTCTGGAGCTTTTAATAAATTGAACGCAGGTAAAAAAGGATGGATACTATAATGGATATGAAAAGAACAACCCTTGGAGATGATAAGGAGCAGGAACTCCAAACTTTACAACGTATTGTTATAGGTATGAAAGATGGTCTTGCCACTGTTTTACGTGGTAAACAATATGATGGGGCTAGAGATGTTTATGAGGCCTTAGGATATGAAGATCATCCTACATTTAATAGTTACTATACTCAATATAAAAGACAAGATATTGCGAAGGCTATTATCAACAAACCTATAAGTGCCACTTGGCGTGGTCCACTTATAATAACAGAAGCAGAGGATGATGAAGAGACCCCACTTGAAAAGGAGTGGTTAGAATTAGAAAAGAAGTTAAAGCTCAAAGGTAAGTTAATACAGTTAGACAAATGGACGGGACTTGGCCACTACGGTGTTTTGTTCCTAGGCTTATCAGACACTAAGACCCGGGCTGAGCTAATTAACCCGGTAGAGTCTACCAGTGGCATAGAACTGTTATATGTTAAGCCCTTGTCAGAGTTTGATGCTAAAGTAAATACATGGGAAATGGATATAACAAATGAACGGTATGGATTGCCATTAACATATAAGATAACAATCACTACCCCTTCAACGCATACAACTGAAAACTTAGTGGTACACTATAGTAGGGTAATTCACGTTGCAGAGGGTTTAATGGCTGATAGTATTACTGGAGAGCCTAGATTGGAAGTGGTATTCAACAGGTTAAAGGACCTTGAAAAATTAGTAGGAGGTTCTGCAGAGATGTTTTGGAGGGGTGCTAGACCCGGATACCATGGTGAAGTAAGCCCTGAAACACAAATGACAGAGGAAGAGAAAGGGAAGCTCAAGGAACAACTTGATGAATATGAACATAATTTGAGAAGGTTCTTAGTAAGTAGTGGTGTAAAGGTGAAGAGCCTTGAGACACAGGTAGCAGACCCCTCCAACCATGTTGATATACAAATACAAATGATATCAGCAGTAACCGGGATACCTAAAAGGATATTAACTGGGTCAGAGCGTGGTGAATTAGCATCAACCCAAGATGCAACTAACTGGCTAGAGAACATACAACAACGTAGAGATGAATTTGCAGAACCTATTATTGTTAGACCATTTGTTGATAGATTAATTGAATATGGTGTATTACCCCCTCCGGTAGATGATTATTATATAAACTGGGAGGACCTTTGGAGTACATCAGATAAAGACAAGGCTGCAGTTGGTGCAGTTAGAGCAACTGCCCTAGCATCATATGCTGGTAGCCCTTATGCTATGGATATAATGCCACCCAGCGTATTCTTGAAATATATCTTGAATATGAGTGATGATGATATTACCCAAATAGAAGAAATGAGAAAACAAGCAGAACTTGAAGAGGTAAAAGAAGCTGCAAGTCAAGAGGAAGAAGCACTGGCCATGGAATTAACTGCTAAAGAAGTTGAAGACAAAGCAAAGGAAAATAAGTAAATGGATGATAAAAAAGTAGAAGTTAATCAAACTGTATTACACACCAAAGGGAGAGATAATAACCCGGTAAGTTCAATGGACCCTGCTATCATCAAACTATTAGAGAATATGGGTATTGATATAAAGGGAAAGAGGGTGAAGAAGGTAGAGATTATATTTGCCGTAGACAACGCAGTAACACTAAAGGTAGAAAGTTACCCTACACGGAGTGAAGTCATCGTAGTGATGGAGGGATTAACAGATAAGGCACAAGTAGAGAATGAGTCAAAAGGGTTAGACGTATAATAAAAGGGGAGCCATACAATAATGAGTAAATTACACACTGCATGTAAAGGTTACACACATACATATATTGATACATATGTGAAGAAGGTTAAGGCCTCTCCTAAACCAATGTATGACCCTACCCACACCACGACTTTGCGTAATGCTTTTGCTAGAGAGATGAATAAAAGGTTCATTAAGCTCAGGGGTCTCATTCGTAAAGCTATTGTAGAACAAGATTGTTTTGGATTAGGTCCTGACAATTACAGTGCTTCAGTCCATAAGGCATTTGCATTTGAACGCTCAGCTGATAAGGTTGCAGGGTTTATGGGTTGGATAGATGAACAAGTAAAGGCAGAGATATTAGAACTGGCTCCCAACTATGGTACTAGACTAGGACAAAGTGTGGACAAAGCTTGGACCAACATGTATGTACAATCTGCCTATCAAAAAGGAATAGAAAGAGGAAGAGCAGAGCTAATAGCAGCAGGGTACGATGCACCTCCAATAGCAACCTCTGGTGGAATAAGTGCTGCATTTAACGGACCTCAACACCTAGATAGAGCAGGACTCATATATACTAGAGCCTATACACAACTAAAGAATATTACAGATGCTATGAGCAATCAAATCAGTACTGTACTATCACAAGGACTCATGGACGGAAAGAGTCAAGCCAATATAGCACGGTTATTAACTAAGACAATTAGTGGTAAAGGTGGTACATTGGACTTGGTTGATTCACTAGGACGCTTTATCCCAGCCCAACGTAGAGCTTCCATATTAGCAAGGACAGAAGTGATAAGAGCTCACCATGTAGCCACCATACAAGAGTATGAAAACTGGGGAGCAGCGGGGGTAGCAGTACAAGCGGAGCTAAGGACCGCTGGGGATAGTCATGTATGTGAACAATGTGCCTCATTGAATGGACAAGTGTACACATTGGAAAAGGCCCGGAGCCTGATACCAGTGCACCCTCAATGTAGATGTATTTGTTTACCTGTACAAGCTGGTCAAAGTGTAGCTAAAAAGTATAAACCATCACCTAAGCCAGTACCTAAGCCAGTACCTAAGCCAGTACCTAAGCCAGTACCTAAGCCAGTACCAAAGACTACACCAATACCAAAGGTTATACCTAAAGTTGCACCAAAAAGGACAACCCCTATATCTAAACCAATACCAAAACCAAAGACCAAGTCAATAGACCCTGTATTGAATGGATTTAGAAAGGAGGCTGATAAAGTTGTTTATACCAAATACAAAAAGGAATATAAAGACTTCTTTGATGGATTGGGTCCTGAAGATTTTAAACTGGATACAAACAATCGTGTTTCTAGTAAAATAAAAAGGGAATTGGAGAAATTAGCACCTGAAATGTATGTAAAAACACCCGGAGAGGCCAATGGTATAATATCAGCATGGCAGGGTAATACAATTAATAGACGTTGTATGAAATTAAAAGTACTTGCAAAAGAAGCAGAAAAGAAATGTGATTATATACATGCTGCACATGGTGTTATTGATATACCTCAAATTAAAATAAATGCACCTGACCTTATTGATGACATGTATATTAAATTAAGAGCTATGAATCAAGCCTATATGGACAAAATAGGTGTTAATAAAATTACTTTGTATAGAGGTATGGATGGGGATGTTGCAAAAGCTATTTCTAAGAGTGTAGAGGATGCCAAAATAAATAAAATGATAAGAACCAAATTCACTGTGGTTGATACTTCTATAACAGGATATACAGATACACAATACATTGCACATGAATTTGGGGATGATTTGGTTTGGAAATTAGAAGTACCAAAAGCAGATATCATATTACATAAAGATTTACTTTCAGGAATGACTGGAGGCTTTACGGCAGAGGCTGAATACTTAGTCAAGGGGATTACCCGTAAATTAAAATTAAACCAAATCGTGACAAATGAATAGGGAGATATGAAATGAGTAAAAAGAAAAGATATACATATGAGTTAGCCACAATTGACAAAGTTGAAGATGGGGTTATAACAGAGTCAATACCATTAAACTTAGCCAATGCAGACCCTATCAGAGCCGGAAGATATAAAACTTTAGCAGCTGCAGGGGATATAGAAGCGCAAAAAATGTTAGATGAAATGAGAGCTACATCAATGGTACACGTAATTGAGAGGTGATAAAATATGCTAAAAGATAAGAAAGAACAAGTACAGTATAATAGTACTACAACTGCACAAAAG